GAGGGCTTTGTTGTACTAGAGGGAGACACAGTGAAGACCACCTTTGCAGCAGCGGCTGAGCCTTCGCAGATAGCCTGAGACAAAGCCTCAAGACTCTTCAGGTCACCTAAGAATTCTTCAACACGGCCGCGGCCATAGGCTTCTCCATCAACTGTGTTAAACCTCAGAGCAATCCAAGGGTTTGTACCCATAGGAGACGTACCTTTTGTACGTGGGATGATCTTTCCATCAATCTCTTGGTGCCAGTTGAACTTGTTGTCTACACGCTTTATGTGTGTATACACCTCAACATCTTCACCAACACCTACTGTAGAGTCACTAACACTTTCAGGTCTAGCGGGTTTGTAACCAGGAAAGACTTCATCAAGGATGTCTTTATTGATCAGTTCCTTAGTGACAATCTCTACAACGTTACCACTACCATCCCGTTCACAGACATATCTGTTGAGAGGATATAGCTTAAGACCATTCTTCGACATGAACAACAAAGCGTTGCCTGCTACTACCAAGTGTTTAATGGCTTGGTGTACAACAACACGGTCATCAGATGCAGCTACGGCATCAAGGATGACACGCTCAATCTTAGAAAAAGAAAGATCTAGTTCTGACTTTACTTCTGGAGCAAACTGACCAAGCATACTTTCGTCTACTTGCAGCTTGAAGAAACTTGTTTGTGGTGGTAGCAGTGCAAGCATTAGCTTGGCACTAAGAGTAACAACACCCTTGGCTCCTACGGATTGCCAGGGGGTAGGTAGATGACGCATACCCACCGTGCTTTGTTCTTCGCCACGGATAAGATAAGGAAGAGTTAAATCTGCGGCTTGCTCTGCTACGTTTAAAAATTGTGAGCGTTCACCTGACAGCTCATCATATCTTTTCTTGGCGGTCATTAGACACTAATACCTCTAATTGAAAGGAGATTACTTACATTACGATTAAGTTGATTTGTACCTAAACCACTAAGACCCAACTTGGATCGATTAGAACGACGACGCCTAACACCGCCAGCAGATCCACCGGAAAGATAAGAACTAGTAGACTTTGCTCTGGTTAATGCCTCTTCGGTTTCAGGCATTTCAGGCATCTGAACATTGATTGTCGGTGCAGAGGGAGCTGGTGCAGTTTGCCGTGGTTGAGAAAGCTGTCTAGTCAAAAGATTATTTGTATCTTGGCTTGCTTTAAGCAACGCTGCCCAATTGATCTCAGGTGCTGGTGTAGGTGTAGCGGGTTTTGGCGGCTCAGGTGCTGGTGTAGGTGCTGGTGGCGGTGTATCGAGTCTTACCGGCTCAGGTGCTGGTGTGGGTGGTGTGGGCGACGGTGCGGGATCCACATGGGCTTCAGGAGTAAAGATTTCTGGTTCTTTAGGAGCTTTGATTTCTGGTTTAAATGGCAAACGGAGATCTTTAGGACCTGGGAGGTTGGGGAAATTCGTCTTCGGCGGCCGCTTTGTTGGATCCTTCAGTGGGCCATAGAATGGCGTTTGTGGCTTTGAGTTCTTAATAGCCTTGAGACGCCTTGTGTTTTTCTTTGTAGCTACACCTCGTACATTACCTTTTTTAAATGCCTTAGGCTTAATTTTTTTAGAACTTCTTTTAATAAGCTTAGCAAGACGCTTAGATGAACCTTGGTAGCCACTCTTTTTAGCTTTACTGCGAATCTTTTTAAGCTCTCTTTTTGAAACCTTTTTGTCCTTAAGAGCAATGCGTAGCTGATTCTTAATTTTCTTTTTGCCGGCCCTGTATTTTCTTTTATTTTTAAATCCTTTGTAACGTTTAGCCATGATTAGTTCTTAAGGTCATTCTTCAAGCCCTTGATAGCGAGCTTTGCAGTGTTGTTAATAGGAGTAGAACCTTTAGAGTACTTACGTACACTCTTGGGTAGCTTAGGTTTTTTATAGTCAGACTTTTTAATTTTATCTGTCTTTAGTTTTTTATTAGGGTCTTTCTTTTTTAAGAACGTGTCAGTTTTGTCAAAGGAACTTTTAATACCACCTTTATACTGTCGCTTATAGCTTGGTTTGAATTTAGGTTCTTTTTTGTCAGATGGATCTTTGACAAACGCTTCTGTAATTTGTTCCTTTGAATAGGCACCTTCAACAAAACGCCAAGCTTCTTTATTCTGACCTCTAACTTGATAAGTCATTGACTCCCAAGCTCCACCAGGTCCACGACCTGCTAAAAAAGATTTCTTGACTTCTGTCTTGAAATCGTTCCTAAACTCTTTCCAGTCAGTTGCATCTTCAGGAGCATAAAGGGGATTGATGTTTTGGCCCTTAATCCTATCTTCCCATGTATCCATCCATTTAAGGTAAGCCTGCTTGTTTCGCTGCTGCTCTTTTTCTGTTAGATCAGTAATGCTTTTCGTCATCGTTATCAAGTCGGTTTTGTAACCACTCCACAACAGAACGTTGACCAGAGCGGTACATGATTTTTTCAATTGAATCATCTGGAAATGGATTGACAACGGGGAAACGTTCATCCATCTCAGACAGTACAGCTCTGGCCTCCATACCGAAGACCTCAAGCATATTGGGGGAGATTGACATTGCTGTGTTCAAAGAATGCAGGCATACGTCCTGCTTTTGTGCCAGCTAGTTCAGGTGCCTTGCCTTCATACATGAGGCGATCACTAGAATCAAGCCAGAATTTCTTGTCTAAATACTTATCAGATGACTTACCCAAAGGTTGCATCACCCAATTGATAGTTGCCTTCCTGAGTTTATCAAGAGAAGGACTGATGTTATACCCCAGCTCAGTATGAACCAGACTATTGGCAGCCACGTGAATTTGTTCATCTCGACTAATATCTGCGCTTACTGTTCGCATACCAGCGTCACCATTAAAGCGAAAGAATGGTAGAAGAACGAAGAAAATTGCACGCTCGGCAACCATTGCTTTGGTAATCGTGTGATCAGGATTCGCTTCCCAAGCAGCCTTAAGCCGCAGGGCTTCCGCTTCCGCCTTCTCATCAACGCCGTAAGCAGAGGCAATGTAAGTAAGTGCGAGATCGTGATTCTCTTCGTCTGTGACATTAGATCGCAGGAGATCGCGCGATGCCTCTGGTACTTCAGTGGACAAAGCATCAGTAATAAAATCTCCCACAGGTAGTTCCATATGTCTCAAGGCAAGTGCACGGAAGATCGCTTCTTCTGCTCCGCTCTTGCATGTACCAGCACTCACTTGTACTGGTGTCCATTTGCGCTTTCGCGCTATTAGTTTTTGGTAAGGGTTCATTCTTGACAATCACATTGAGGTTCTTTAAGAAGATCCTCCAAGTAATCGTTGACCTCAGTTTCATCCAAAGCTGCATACGCGCTTGACTTATCCTGTACGTCACCCATCACTTGAAGGGAGTAGTAAAGGGATGTCTGGGGCGATTCCAGCCACTCTTCAATAAAGTCCTCATCCATAGTGACCATATCTGACCACCAGTTCTGTGAGTATCCGTGAAGAAGTCCAGTCCTATCCAACATTATCATTATGTTGTCGGATACAAGCTTGAATGCCTCCCATCCGACTTCGGAGGCAATTTCTACGTCACCGTATTCATAAGTCTCGACACCGAATGTGCCTGAGTCTCTGTCAACAGTACGAGATATAGGTGGTGCAATTTCTGGGGTTGAAGTAAAACCATCAAGACCCTTTGAGCGGTAGCTGCAAGACGCTGTGGGAGCGATTGCAAACGCTCTGACCATATTGTGTGCACGGGCAACTTGAGCAGCTCCCTTGATGCCTTCACCAAGCTTGGTTGCCAGGACAAAAGCAGGTGATGCTTTCAGCTCTCCGTTGTTGTATTGCTGTAGGGCAACTCCGAATTGCTTGTAGGTGATTCCATAGCGTCGGAGTAAGTTGGCAAGTCCCAACATTCCGAGTCCAACTTGTCTGTCAGTTTCAGGGGGCTGGTATTCTCCGCTATCTCCGACGCCAGTACGAGCGTGGAGGCCACACAATCCCTGCATACCCTGAATGAAAGCGTCATAGATTGTGTCGAATTCACACGCAGACAGGTTGATATGTTGCAACAGGCACGTTCCGCGTGATCGCAGGTAAACTTCAAGGCACACGTTTCCATAAATACGTTCTCCTTCGTTGTCATATTTGACTTTGTTGAGCCACACATCACCACGCTTCATTGCATTCAGAAGCTTGGTACGTGTGATTACATCCATCTCATCCCACCACTCAGGTGTCATGTCAACACAACGTTTGACCCAAGGGAGTTGTTCACGTGGAGTATTAATAAATTCTTCGATGTCAGCACAATTAGCGTCAAGATGAAGCACTACAGCGCCATTCTTATAACGCCCACCCCGTCGAAGAATCTCATTCATAGTTGAATATATTTTCCCGAATGACACAGGCCCAGAGGCAACAAGCCCTTCGCCATTATCGTGTCCTTTGGGTCGTAGTTTTGAGAGGTGGATGGCAACCCCTGCTCCGTTTCTGAGGGCGTGACTGGCGAAGCGCCAGCTGGCCTCAATACCCTCTGGCCCTTCCATTGAGTCTTCAACTATAAATACTGTGCACGACACAGGGAGACGGCCATTAGGATCATCAATCCATGATTGGACACGTCCAGTTCTTGAAATAGTATTAGGCATTAACAAGATCTAGTAGATTAGGTGGTTGATAGTTAGGTCCTTTCATGACCTTGCCGTCGCTACGGCGAATAGGTTTACCGTCCAAACCAAGCTTGGATAGGTTTGATTCATGGACACGATCAAGTGCTTCCTCTAGATCCCATTCCATATTTTCAGCATATTGAAAGCAGACATAAACTAAATCTGCTAGCTCTTTAAGTTCCTGCTCAAAGCCTTCACGCAATGAATGTCGAAACTCAAGATATTCTTCAGCGATCAAATCCCGTTGCATAGTCCGGTTCGCCATCGAGTTCTGGATCCCATACGCTGTACGGAA